TACAACTTTTATAACAACATTTACATATGATGTACTTACTCAAGCTGTATATTTTCAAAACGTTAACTTAGGTGCAGACTTTACAGTTAATTTAAGAGGAAATGCTTCTAATACATTAAACTCGGCTTTAGCTACAGGTGAATCTGCAACAGTTGCATTAATCACGAAACAAGGCAACACAACATTTTTTAATAACGTAGTACAAGTTGATGGAACAACAACTGGTGTTACATTAGTTTATCAAGGTGGAACTGCTCCAACAGCAGGAAATGCTTCATCTAATGATGTCTATACTTATACAGCAATCAAAACAGCGGCATCAACTTACACAATATTAGCAGCGCAAACTCAATTTAAATAAGGAGTAGAAAGAATGCCTATTAATTCAGCACGCGGAGGAGCCTCAGCAAAAGGATTTGGATTTACAGCAGGAGTAGCTCTTGTTGCTGAAGTAGATTATTTAGTTATCGCTGGAGGTGGAGCAGGTATTCCAAGTAGTGCTGGTGGAGCAGGAGGTTATCGTACATCTTTTCCAGGAGGAACAGCATTAGAAATAAAAGGAATAGTTTCAGTAACAGTAGGAGCAGGAGGTACTGCCCCTAGTCCCGCCACTAGTACAACTCCTAATCCAGGAAGCCCTTCAATTTTTAGTACAATTACTTCAGCAGGTGGTGGAAGTGCAACAACAGGTGGTTCAGGAGCTGGTGGACCTATTGGAGTTAGTTCAGGTCTTGCAGGAAATACACCTCCAGTATCACCACCACAAGGAAATCCAGGTGGAAATGGAACAGATTATCAACCAGGTTTATATGGAGGTGGTGGTGGAGGAGCTGGAGCAGCTGGTGCTGCAGGAACTCCTTCAGGTGCAGGTGCTGGTGGAGTAGGTTTAGCAAATTCAATTTCAGGATCTTCAGTTACAAGAGCAGGTGGCGGAGGAGGATCAGGATGGCAAGGTCAACCTGGTGGAGCAGGTGGATCAGGAGGTGGTGGTAATGGAGCACCTTCTCCTACAATATCAGGAACAGTTAATACCGGTGGAGGTGGTGGAGCTGGAGGATCAACAGGATGTAGTTCTGGTTGTGCAAGACAATCAGGTGCCGGAGGATCAGGTATAGTTATTGTTAAAGCAAAAAGTTCAACTATTTTATTTAGCGCAAGTCCAGGAACAAACACGGTTGCAGAAGTTTGTGGACAAGATGTTGCAACATTTACAGTACCAGGAAATTTATCATTTACAAAAGGACCAGAGAGAATTCCTATAGATTATTTAGTAGTAGCAGGTGGAGGAGCTGGTGGTGGAAAAGATAGAGCTGGAGGTGGTGGAGCCGGTGGTTATAGAACATCATTCCCTGGAGGAACAAAATTAACATTATCAGGTGGATCTTACCCAGTAACAGTGGGAGCAGGTGGAACTGCAGCTGCTCCAGGACCAGGAGTAGCACAAGGCGGTTCAGGGACAGCTTCAATATTTTCAACAATCACTTCAGCAGGAGGTGGAGGTGGAGGTGGAGGTGGAGCAGGTGGAGGAGCAGGACTAGCAGGTGGATCAGGAGGTGGAGGAGGAATAGGAGGTTGTTTATCAGGTACTGGACCGAATGCAGCTGGTAATACACCACCAGTATCACCACCACAAGGAAATCAAGGGGGAAGTGGTCAAACAGCAGGAGCAGGAGCTTCAGGAGGAGGTGGAGGAGCATGTGCTGCAGGAACAAATGGTAATGGAACACCTGCAAGAGTTGCTGGAGTAGGTGGAGCAGGTAAATCAAATTTAATTGCAGGAAATCCTGCACCAACTTCTATTTATGCAGGCGGAGGAGGTGGAGGAGCCGATTTTTCTGCAGGAGCAGGAGGAGCAGGAGGAGGTGGAGCTGGAAAAACAGCATGTTCTCCTGGATATGGTAATCCAGGTTCAGTTAATACAGGTGGTGGAGGTGGAGGAACACAATATTGCTTCGTTTGTGGATCTGGAGGAAATGGTGGTTCAGGTATTGTTATTATTAGAGCACCAGGATCAGCTTCTATTTCAGCAAGCCCAGGAACAAACACAGTTACAACATTGCCAGCACCAGCTGGAGGTTGTAAAGTAGCTAATTTTACAGTGCCTGGAACACTTACTGTTAGCTAGTAATTTATACTCTTTATTTATATGAAATATTGTATTATAATAACAAATAGGAATTAAAAAATATGGCACATTACGCAGAACTAGATATAAATAATAAAGTTATAAGAGTATTAACAGCTTGTAATCAAGATATTGCTACTCATGGAGGAGAATTATCTGAAGAAGCTGCTAATTATTTTGGAACATATACTCCATTTTCAGAAAACGGTGTAAAATGGGTTCAAACTTCTTATAATAATAATTTCAGAAAACAATATGCTGGAATTGGTTATACATTTGATTCTACAAAAAATAAATTCATATCACCACAACCATTCGCATCTTGGTCACTAGACTCTAATGACGACTGGCAAGCTCCCGTTGCATATCCAACAGTTACAACTTATGGAGATAACGTAAGATACTTTATTTCTTGGGATGAAGCTGGTTTAAGATGGATTGGTAAAGAAAATTTAATGAGTAATGGAAACGAATTTGTTTGGTCACCAGAAACATCATCTTGGATTGCTACAGGAAATTAAATAATATTCGACCTTTACAAATACTATAGAAATTAATATACAGTCATTAGAATGAATCTACAGAATTATTACTACTACTTTCAAAGTGCACTCACACCTAGATTTTGTGATGAACTAATTAAATATGGTACATCACAACAAGAACAATTAGCCTTAACAGGTGGTCAAACTACTAAAATTCAAGAAGGTAAAAATTTAAAAGAAGAAGATATAGTAGATTTAAAAAAGAAAAGAGATTCAAATGTTGTTTGGTTAAATGATCGTTGGATTTATAAAGAAATTCAACCTTTTATTCATCAAGCAAATAAATTAGCTGGGTGGAATTTTGATTGGGATTTTTCAGAGTCATGTCAATTTACAAAATATAAATTAAATCAATTTTATGATTGGCATTGTGATTCTTGGGATTCAACATACGCAAATAAAGATAATAAAGATACATTTGGTAAAATTAGAAAACTATCTGTTACATGTTCTTTATCCGATCCAAAAGATTATGAAGGTGGAGAATTAGAATTTGATTTTAGAAACATGGATCCGGATAAACCAACTATTAGAAAATGTGCAGAAATAGCAGCACGTGGTTCTATTGTAGTTTTTCCATCACACGTTTGGCATAGAGTTAAACCAGTAACGAAAGGAACAAGATATTCATTGGTAATTTGGAACCTTGGATATCCATTTAGATAATGGCAAAAACAGATACATTAACTTCTTCAGTTTATTTTAGTTCACCTATTTATTCTATAGAAATTCCAGAATGGGTAGATGATACAAATAAAGTTTGTGATAAATATATAAAAGAAGCTAGAAAAAATAATATTAAAGCTATTAAAGAACGTGAAAAGAAATTTGGTAAAAAAATAGGAGATCATGGAATGAGTTATCATTCTGGATCATTAGTAGGTGATCCTGCTTTAAAAGAATTGCAAGAATATATTGGCTCAACTTCATGGAATCTTTTAGATCATATGGGTTATGATTTAAAAAATTATGAATTATTTTGGACTGAATTTTGGGTACAGGAATTTGGAGATAAAGGTGGTGGACATCATGAAGGTCATATACATTATGATAATCATATGTCTGGTTTTTATTTTTTAAAATGTTCAGATAAAACTTCAATGCCGGTATTTCATGATCCAAGACCTGCTAAACTTATGACACAATTACCGTTAAAAAATGAAACTGAAATTACACTTGGAACACACCGAATTCATTACAAACCAAAACCAGGTACTATGATATTTTTCCCAGCTTATATGGAACATCAATATGTGGTTGATGATGGTGTAGAACCATTTAGATTCATACATTTCAATTTACAAGCTGTAAGAAAAATGATAACAGATACTGTTAGAAATACAGTAAAGGAGAAAAAATGAGTTTTAAAAAAGATAAGTACGTAATTATTAAAGAAGCAATATCAGAAGATCTTGCTAAGTTTTGTTATGATTATTTCATGATGAAAAAACAAGTTGCAAGGACTATGTTTGATAATAAATATATTTCACAATTTACTGAATACTTTGGTGTATGGAATGATCAACAAGTTCCAGATACCTATTCGCATTATTCTGACATTGTAATGGAAACATTACTTGTCAAATTACTTCCAGTAATGGAAAAACAGACATCTCTTAAATTAAACCCAAATTATTCTTATGCTAGGATTTATAAAAAAGGAGATGTCTTACATAAACACAAAGATAGATTTTCATGTGAGATTTCTACAACTATGCACTTAGGCGGTGGTTGTTGGCCAATATATTTAGAACCAGATGCATCATTAGGTGGTGTAGATGAAAAAACAGGTAATTACAAAGCATCAAAATCAAAAGGTGTTAAAGTAATGTTAGAACCTGGTGATATGTTAGTGTACCGTGGAAATGAATTAGAACATTGGAGAGATAAACTATCTTTTGATGATTGTGGTCAAGTATTTTTACATTACAATAATATAGAAACTAAAGGATCTAAAGAAAATATATACGATCGTAGACCTCATTTAGGACTTCCAGCTTGGTTTAAAAAGTGATATACTTTTATTAAGTAGGGAAATAAACCACCTTTCCACACCTTATTTCTCTACTTCTATACTTAACTCTTAACATATTTTATAATGGTTATTAAATTATGCCATTAAAAAAGATACCACTACCTCCAGGTTT